GAACCAGGCCCTGCTGAACCTCGCCAACATCACCAACAACCCGCGCTACATCCCGCACCTCAAGGAGCGCGAGGAGCTCAAGGCGATCCTGAAGGCCTTCAAGGTCAACCCCGAGGAGTTGATGAAGGACGAGGAGACCGTGCAGCAGGAGATGGAAGCGCAGGCCCAGCAGGTTGCGCCCGAGGATCCGCGCATGGTGTCGGCGCAGATGCAACTGCAGGCCAAGCAGCTCGAGCTCGAGGACCGCAAGGAGCAGCGCGCATTCGAGCAGGCTCGCAACGAGTCCGACATGCAACTGCGCCGGGAGACGCTGGCCTACAACAGCGCCCGCGAGCAGTCCGAGGCCGAGATCGCATCGGTGGACGCGCAGCTCTCCCGCGAGATCGCGATCGCCAAGATGCAGCAGGACGGCCAGATCACCCGCGAGGAGATGGAGTCCAAGTCGCGCCTGGAGCTCATCAAGATCTCCGACCAGCGCGAGCGGTTCAACGCCGAGGCGATGCTGCGCGTGCGCACCGGCCAAGGCATCTGACGAAATATCACAATACAATTACCCGACGTGGTAGGAAGGAAACATCATGCCCACCCTGTACATCACCGAGTTCGCGCAAGAGGGTGTCGATGCGCAAGGCCGCATCACCCCGATTGCCAAGGTGCCCGCCGTGGCTCAGCAGGCCGTCGTGTTCACGGGCACCAGTGCGCAGAGTGCTGTGCTGAGTGACGCCACGACGATCGTGCGCCTGCAAGCTGATGCGACCTGCAGCGTCTCGATCGGCACGAACCCGACGGCCACTGCCGCGCAGATGCGCATGGTGGCCGGGCAGACCGAGTACTTCAGCGTTCAGCCTGGCGGCGCTCTGAAGATCGCGGCCATCACCAACGTCTGACGAGCCATGTTCGCCGCAATGCAGATGGGCCGCATGGGCCTGGTGAGCTCTGACGTTGGAGGGCCGTTCTCCCCGTCTCAGACGGGCCCCACGCTGGACTTGGTGTTTGTTGGCGGCGCGATCACCGATCCACTGGCCGCAGTCACGACGTCGGATCAGTCGATCAACCTGAACTTTGCGACGCAGACCTATCAGGTTGCCGCGCAGTACGCCATCTGGGAGTAACCCATGCCACTCGTCTCAAAAACCTTCTCGCAGATCATCACCTTCACCCGCGCATCGACGGCCACCTACTTCGACTCTGCAGGCGTGTTGCAAAGCGCCGCCATCGACGCCCCCCGCCTGGACTACAACCCCTCCACCCTGGCGGCTCAGGGGCTGCTGATTGAGGAGGCGCGGACGAATCTCATTACCTCGTCAGCGGCCTTGCCTGCGGGGATCAACGTCACAATAACTGCCGATACCTTTGTTGCGCCTGATGGTACAACCACAGGAGATCAAATACTGGATAACGCAACTCTTGGTGAGCATTACAGCGATTCGTCTTTCACCCCCGTTGCGGCAACAAACTACACGTTTTCGGCCTTTATCAAGAACATTGGCGCACTTAGTTCTGGTTTTGCTTGCCTGCGCCTAGCGGGTGATTTTAGTGCTTTTGTAATTGTTAACCTGTCAACTTTTGCAGTTGCTGTTAATGGCGGCGCAAATTTTGTTTCCTCAAGCGTCCAAGCAATCAATAACGGCTGGTACAAGATATCAGTTACCGGTTTGTCGGTTGGGACGGTTGCGTCGGTTGCAAGAATCCAAGTGACAGATGCAGCAAATCTCAACTTGTATTCGGGCACTGGAGAAGGTTTTGCAGTCTGGGGCAGACAACTCGAAGCCGGAGCCTTCCCCACCAGCTACATCCCCACCACGACCACAGCCCTCACGCGCTCTGCTGATGTGGCGTCGGTGAATACGTTGAGTCCTTGGTATTCGGCGACTGAGGGGACGTTGTACGGTGAGATTACAGATGCGGCAATTACAGTTGGTGGCACATCAAGGCGTATTGCAAACATAAACGACGGCACGGAAGCCGACAGAATAACTGTTGGATGGGCAGGAGTGACTGGAGCATTCGCAGCGTTTGTTACTGATAACTCAGTAGCACAAGCGGCTTTTAGCTCACCATCTGGGGCATATCCATTCCCCACAAAAGTGGCTTTGGCATACAAGGCCGCTGATTTCCAATCTGCCGTTAATGGAAATGCTTTTGCTACGGTGTCCAGCGGAACTGTTCCGACAGTTAACCGCATGACAATTGGAGATGTTGTCACTGGTGGCGCGGGGCCGCAAAACCTTAACGGGCACGTTCGCCGCATCACCTACTACCCCCGAAAACTCAGTTCAGCAGAACTTCAAGCAATAACGGCATGACCACAGCAGAACAAAACCGCGAAGCACAACGGCGCTACCGCGAGCGTAACGCTGAGGCTGTCAAGGCCAAAGCGCGTGCTCAAGCTGCCAAGTACCGAAGCCAAAACGCGCATCTGGGCGTACTTGAAGCCGTCACCAACGTCGAGGCCTTCTGGTCGCGTGTGGGCATGGCCGAGGAAGACGCCTGTTGGCCGTGGCTGGGACCGAAGACAGATCGAAAGTACGGTGTGTATTCCCCTTTGCCGGGTGTTCTGTTGAGGACTCATCGCGTGGCTTATGCGCTGCACAACGGCGGCATCAACGATTCCATGCTGGTTTGCCATCGCTGCGACAACCCAATTTGCTGCAACCCCAAGCATCTGTTTCTTGGCACTGGCAGCGACAACATGCGCGACATGGTTGCCAAGGGGCGCAACAAGCCGCTCAGTGGCGAGCGCAACCCAAGCGCAAAGCTGACGACCGAGCAAGTCCGTGCCATTTACCTTGACCCACGCACCAATGTGGAAATTGCCGCTGCTTATGGGGTGGCTGGGTCGCTTGCGTCTTTGATCCGCAGGCGCAAAGTGTGGGCCGATGCAACGGCTAATTTGCCAGATTTGCCGCGCCGCAAGACGGGTAAGCGAGCATGACCGCATTCCTCCGAGGCTTCTGGGACGGCTTGGCGTTGATGCCGCTGGTGCGGTGGATCAGGAAACGCAAATGAACGACCCCTTCGACCCATTTAACGCTCTGGTAGCCGAGACACCGGCTCATCTGCTGGCATCGGGTGGGTTCTGGGTCAAGCAACAGTTTTACGACGAGTTGACCGCTGAACTAGCTGATCTGAAGCAGACCTCTGGAGAGCTTTGCGAGTCCTGCGGCTGGCGGTTTTATGTACCGGGCCGGGGATGCCTGAACTGTGAGAAAGGATGACCATGTACACAGACTACCACCTGAAATTCACCGACCAAGCCGAGGCTGACGCGGTGCTGTTCACCGAGCAGACCCACGTGCAGGACGATGTGGTGGAAACCGTCAAGGTGCCCAAATACGCCGCTGTTGACGTCATCGGCGTCATCTACAAGCCCACGGGCAATCTGCTGACCACCGACGAAGGCGAAGTGCCTGAGATGGCTCCGGTCGAAGGCTGGCACGCGAACGTCAGGCACAACATGCCGTCGTCTGAACTGGCCCCGTATCACGTGTATCCAAAGGCTCCGGTGAGGGGTTGGGCTTGATCGAAGCCTCCATCACCTACAAAGGACCCGGCATGCTCGCCTCTGTTCTTCGATCCAGGACCATCTGGTTCGCCATCGCCCTGGCCGTTCTCAGCGTGCTGCAGGGGTTCGTGCTGCACCTGCCTCTCTCACCCTGGGGCCAGGCGCTCGTCGGCTCCGGCATCGCCGTTGCGATCGTCATCCTGCGCGCAGTGACAACTCAGCCTTTGGCAGAGAAGTGAACGCGCTTGACTCGCAACTTCACAATGCTATAGTTCGCCCCGGGTCACTGTCAGTGCAGTTTCCCGTTCTCCCTGATGAAGTGTTTGAGGTCACCCCAAAAGGGTGGCCTTTTTCTTTGGTGCGATGAAGTACGAAGACTTCCAGACGCCGACCTGGAAGCGGCTGACGCAAGGCCTTGAGCAGCGGCTCGAGGAGTTGCGTGAGCTGAATGACAACCAGTCCTTCGGCCCAGAAAAGACAGCGGCGATTCGTGGCTCGATCGCCGAGGTCAAACGAATCCTCGCCCTTGCGGACGACGCAAGCGCGGGGCAAGCGGTCTCCCCCGAGGAACTCCTTGGCGAAGACAACCCGGCCTGACGGCCAACCGTGAGACGAGAGCCCAATGTCAACCACCACACAGGAAAGAACCAACCCGCAGGACGAAGCCAAGAAGATCTGGGACGAGCTGGACGCAGAAGAGATTGGGGGTGTCCCGGTCACTGCAGAACGCACGGCCACAGACGAGCAACTGGAGCAGGCGAGCAGCCAGGCTCTTGCTGAACAGCAGCCCGCCCCCGCGGCCGGCACGCAGCAGCAGGACGCCCCAAGCCCTGATCAACAGGCTCTGATGGATCGCATCGCCGGTTTGGAGTCCGCTCTGAACCAGACGACGCAGCGACTTCGGAATGCAGAAGGACACATCGGTGGCCTCAACAGCCAACTGAAGCAGCAGCTTCAGACGGCCCACCAGGTCACAGCCCATGGCGGCGAAGCACCTTCGGCGAAGCAGATCGCCGAGGCGCAGAAGTCATCCAAGGCGATGGAGAACCTTCGGCGCGACTACCCAGAGTTCGCCGAGGCGATGGACGCAGCGCTCGAGGAGCGGCTGCAGGAAGTGGTCAAGCGGATCCCGCAGCAGCCACCGCCTGTGCAGGCCCAGCCCTCGGTCACCGCTGACGACTTGAATCGCCTGCAGTCGGAGTTTGCGGTGGAAGTGCGCCACCCGGGTTGGAAAGAGACTGTGACGCAGCCTGTCTTCCGAGGCTGGCTGGAGAGGCAACCGAGAGAAGTGCAGATGCTGGCGGCGAGCGCAAGCCCGCAGGACGCTGTGCGACTCCTGGACCTCTACGCAGACGGCACGAAGACGTCAGCAGCAACAAGAACGCAGCGCCTGTCGGCTGCGGCGGCCATCCCTTCAGGTCGCTCTGGTTCGGCTACCCGGACCAAGGCGGTGGAGGACATGACGCCACAGGAGTACTGGCGCTACCTCGATGAACTTGATCGCCAAAAAAGGTAACCGATCATGACCATGCAGACCTATTCCCTGGTTCCTTCGCGGAACCTCATCATGGCCGAGCGCGAGATGCTCAAGCACGCCGAGCCCATCAAGGTGCTGGGCAGCTTCGGCATGCAGAAGCAAGTGCCCCAGAACAAGACCGACACGGTCGTGTTCCGTCGCTCCCTGCCGATCGACGCCGGCACCAACGGCGCGCCGAACGTCACCACCAGCAACTATTTGCTGCAAGAAGGCGTGACCCCCTCGGCCCGCACCATCACGTACCAGGACGTGCAGGTCACCCTGCAGCAGTACGGCGTGCTGATGAAGCTCTCGTCCAAGGCTGAGTCCATGTACGAGGACGACATCCCCGGCGACATGACCAAGCTGGTGGGCGAGCACATGGCCACCATCGAAGAGCTGATCGCCTACGGCGTGGTGCGCGGTGGCACGAACGTGGTGTTCTCCAACGGCGCTGCCCGCAACGCGGTCAACACCGCCATCACGCTGAACAAGCTGCGCCAGGCTGCTCGTCAGCTCGAGTCCGCGCACGCCAAGCGCGTGACCGAGAAGCTGTCTGCCGGCCCGAACTTCGGCACCTCCGGCATCCACCCGGCCTACCTGGTGTTCATCCACACCGACATGGAAGCCGACATCCGCAACCTGGCGGGCTTCACCCCTGTCGTCGAGTACGGCACCCAGAAGCCTGTGCATGAGCGCGAGATCGGCGCGGTGGAGCAGTTCCGCTTCATCACCAGCCCGTACTTCCGCCCGTTCCTGCAGGCCGGTGGTTCGATCACGGCGGGTGCATTCCTGTCCAACGGTGGCACCGCTGGCACCACGGCTGACGTCTACCCCCTGATGGTGGTGGCTCAGGAGGCCTGGGGTCAGGTGGCACTGAAGGGCATGGGCGCGATCCAGCCGATCTACCTGCCGGCAAAGCAGATCACGCACGCCAACCCGATGGGTCAGTTCGGCTACGTCGGCGCGAACTTCTACAAGTCCGCGGTGCGTCTGAACGAGAACTGGATGGTTCGCCTCGAGGCGGCCGCTTCCGGCCTGTGATGTGACTGAGGGGGGCTTCGGCCCCCTTCGCTGAAAGGACTCTCATGCCCTACAGAACCGCTCTCAACAGGACGCACAGCCTGGCCGTCAGCGATCGGTCCCAGCTCATTCGTGAGATGGACACGCTGCGCGCCGAGCTCAACGACGTGCGTACCAAGTACGCAGCCCTGCTGGCCAAGCTGGACCTCGATGGTGGTGTCACCGACACCAACTACGCGGCCACCGTCGGTTTGGCTGCCGCTCAATTCACTGCCTGATCAAGAAAGGATCATTCGATCATGGACAACCTCAAGCTCTCGCAAGGCGGCTCGTTCGCCCTGACCTCCGGCGGCCTGGCCGAAGGCACCAACGCCAACACCTACCAGACCGCCAACACGATCACCTTCGTGACCGACGGCGTGCTCCGGTCCAAGACTGCCACCAACAACGTCGCGTTCTCTGCCGGCCACGCCACCGTGCCCGTGTCGAGCTCGTGCCTGTACCTGGTGTGCCTGGACTCTGGCGGCAACTTCTCGACCGTGGCTGGCCGCGCCGTGCCCACGGCTGACGTCACCGCTGGTGTGCGTGGCCTGGAGTGGCCTGCCTCGCCGGTTGGCGACATCGCCGTGGTTGGCGCGATCCGCGTCGACACCAACGCCTCGGCGACGTTCACCCCTGGTGCGGTGGACCTGAGTGCGTCCGGCATCACCGGCACGTACTTCAACCTGTTCGCTGTCCCCACCCGGCCCCTGACGGCCTGAT